AGAACAACTCAAAAAGCGAAATCCAAAGGAAACCTTTATTAGTCCAGCCGACTTTGAACAGACCGATGTAGTCAATGTAGTTCAGTCCTCCGAGGGACATAATAACATGGTACCCTTCTTTGGAGCCAATGTGACTCAATCCACCTACAGCGGTGCAACGGATGGAATCCTCGACACTTACACGGGAACAGGTAAGAACACCTTTTTCCATAAGGAGGAAGCAGGTGCATTCTTCAAGCCCGAGTCTGCAACTGGATTGCCTTGGGGTAAGCAGGTTGAAACAGACTTTGAACAGTCTCGTATGGTGACTTCACTTGCAACCAAGAATGTGTTCCCGATTGAACCTGTGTTGGTCGGTCCAGGTGTGAACGATGGATATACCAACCTTCCATCCGGTGGTTACCAACAGGATTCCATGCGTGACTTTGCCTTGCCCAGAACCACCGATGAATTGCGTGTCGAGAACAAGCCCAAGCTTACCTATTCTGCTGACCCTATTCCAGGTTCACACTTCATTACCGACATGGGTCTTCAAGCACCTGTCAAGAAGAACCGCCCAGACCGATTCCAAGTCTTACAGGATAAGGATGGTTCACTCCCGCACTTGAACACTGCGGTCGGTCAACAAGTTGCCTCTGCAATTTACCCGAATCAAGTGATGAAGGTCCAACACCGCGAGAGCACCTCGGTCGAATACGAAACGCCTGCTCAATCCGCAGCCGGTGGATACTTGTCTTACATTCGTGCCTTCACTGAACCTTACCAGGAGTTCATGAAGTTGACGGTGGAAGGTCGCCCAACACCCGCAGGTCCTTCCGGTGGTACGGCTGCATTGGCTGCAGGACCTCAATCCTACAATGTCCAGACACATCGCGATGAGACACTCCTCAACAACTCTCGTTCCTTTGAGGCTCCATTGATGACCTTTGGAGGACAAGCACCTACCGCCGCACAAATGGGTTCCGTCAAATACTTTGAGCCCCTGCAAGAAGACATCAACGTTCAACGCAACAACCCAGGTATTTTGGATGCCTTCAAGAAGAACCCGTATACACAGAGTTTACAGTCTAGTGCGTAATGGACTTACTGGGATATTCAGAGACCGTGTTGGATATCTGTCTCGTCGGGAAGTCACGCCGTGAAATTCATACCATTCTTCGTCAAGTCTATATGTATCCAACTCGTATTCGCATTTGTCCCTGTGTCACCGATCCGTGGGTTCGGAAAACCTTGGAGTTTCTAGACGCGCAGTACAGCAATGAACCATCTCATCCTAGACATGGGACGGATTGAAAATAGTCTTCTTCAACGACGCGATGAGCTTGCACAAGCAACTTCATGGGCGTTTAATCTTATATTGTTGGGCTTGGTCTTGACGGGCTTTGTCTACTTTTTGTACGTCCAATACAACACACATCAAACCGAACTCCAAGAAGAGAAGCGAATCCCCTTTGAACCGCAAGTGTGGTATTCTGCGGTGCGAAATGTTCGTAGTGAAGAGTATGGACAGCAACTCCAACCTTTTGAGATTGAAACTCGATATGGTCTACCGTGACCTGCCCGTTGAAGAGGCACAGAAGAAGTTTGAAGAACTCAAAGTCGTTCCACCCGAGACTGCGGTAGTTGAAGCACCGAAACCCAAGCGGAAGACAGTTAAAGCTTTACTTCCCAAGAGTAAGTAATGACTACGGTATTGCCGTTCTCAAACAACGCGATTAACGTGTACGCGTACGAAGGGTTTTCGTACACGATTTCCAATGTAGCAGGCTATACGTTACAAACCGTTTCAAATTCGTCTGGATTTGGACCCAGTCCTTCAGCATTGTATTTCACCAAAAATGGCAATACGAGCTATACGTTTGCGGTTTCGGATTTGTCTACCAATCTGACTGCAGGAAGGACTGAAAACTTTATACTTCAAACGGTCAGTGGATCGTCCATCTTAACCTCCAGTAATACCGTGACGGTAAATGCTGGACGATTTTTGGACGGTTCAGGTCTAACATTAAGTAACAACGTCTATACGTTCTATAAGAACGAAGCTATCACACCGATTCGTCTTGTGGCTCCTTCATTTACCTTGAAACAACCCACCTCCATTCCAACGTTGCCTCCTGGACTATCGTTTAGCGCCGTTGCTTCGAACATCTACGACATTACAGGAGTTCCATCTGTGACGGTTCCTACCTCCAACTACCAGATCATTGGAGTTGAAAATGGAGGAAGTAAGGTCATCACTACGAAGTTCAATATGGTCATTAGTAATGAGCGTCTTCGGTTGAACCTAGTAGGTTCACCTATTATTTCAGGAATGACGATTGGAACTCCAATTACATCACGAACGATCACTGCAATTCCTCCTATTGGTTCAAGTGTCATTCGGTATACGTTTCCAACACTTCCAGATGGAATTACTGCAACCGATAGTTTGGGAAACAGTGTTTCGTCTCCATTCTTACCTGCAGATCTTTCGTATACAATGATCATTCAAGGCACACCTACTTTGACGGCTGCATATGCGTTCGCGAATGCAAATGTGGGGTCTAATGGAGCCACCTACACAATTCAAGCCTCACGAACGTTCCCATCTTTACTTCAAACAAACCAAAACTTGACGTTTTCATTCGCAGAAACAGTCTTGTTTGATTTGTCGACAATTCAACCGCTGTACACAGGTGTTCCACTGGTAGCTGGGCAAAACTTCTTTCGTGCGGCTACGTATTTCACAAGCAATGTAGCCATAACGGATATCTCATCCACCAGCTTACCCCCTGGACTAACCATTGTATTTGATGCTTCATCCTCCCGCGGAAACCTTGTAGGTACACCCACAGTCGCAGGGAGTGCAAATTACACCATTCGCGCAACGAACTCAAATGCGGTGATACGCGATTACGTAACACCTATTACAGTTGCAACCGATACGGTAACCTTTATCAGTCCCTCGCCTGCAATCGATACATCCTATAGTTTTATCTTGTCCAGACCGGTTGATCAAGTCAAAACTGGGTATTATCCATATCCAATTACCTTTGCAGCGGAAGCAGGTTCAAAGCTTCCTGTCGTGTTATCGGCTCCTGGATTGGCGGGAACAGGACTTTCATTGTCCAACGGAACGATTGTCGGAATCCCTACCTCGGTACTTCCACTCACAACGATTTCAGTCAATGCAACCGTAACAGGTTCACCTGCAACCGCAAGTCGGAACATCAAGATTCAAATCTTGAACGATGCATTCGAATTTGGAACAGTCGCTTCAAGTAATTTTGCGTTTATTCAGAACATTCCGATTACACCCTTTCAGATTCCAGTTACGACGTTAAGTGGACGCAATGTGATTAATTTTACAACCTCGAATGGCCCAAGTGGAGTCTCCATCAATCCTGGAGGGGTTGTTTCTGGAACACCCTTGAGTTCAACACCTATCTCTGGAAACTTTTCAGTGACTCCTACAACGGGTTATGCCTCTGCGTCGCAAGACTTCAGTTATACGCTGTTTCCAGATAATATCCTATTGACGGTTCCACAATCAACCTATTCGTATGTTGCAGGAGATCCTATTTCAATTCAAGTCACAGGTACAGCGTATAGTGGAGCTAACGTGAATCAGTTTACATTGACTCCCAATTATGGACCCGTCATCAACTCTACGACTGGATTGATTTCCGGTAATTGGACCGATAGTATTCCTCCCAATACAGTTCTTCCTGCAAATGGTACGTTGACGATTGGTTGCTCTGCAAACAACGTAACGGATACCTTGGTTGGAACCTTTACAACCGTTCCATCCATCAATCGTACGAGCTTTGCATGGTTAGGACCTGTGTTTTACAAATACAATGATGTATCCTGGACTGCAGACCCGAAAGTGTTTGGCGGAGATGGATTCGATATTGTGATTAAAAATAGCAATGTGACTGGTAACTTTGTAGTCGCAGCTGCATCGAATGTGATCTATCGGTCGTCGACAATTAATGACTTTCTTCCGATTACAACTGATCAAGATTGGTGTTCAACATTAGCGTTCAACCCCGACACTTCTACATGGTGGTGTTCTGGATTACGCACAATGGACGATGCAGTCAAACGAGCCGCAGTCATTCATTCAGAGAACAATGCAGACTCATGGGACTTGTTAAGTCTGCTTGAATCGGGTGGTAACTATATGCTTACTCGAGACAGCAACTCAAACGTTGGTAATGCATACCTTCGAGGAGGTATTGCTCTTGGATATGGCGAAGGTGTGTTAATGGCAGGAGGATTAACCGATGACGCAGGCAGTCCCGTAATGCTTCGGTCCACAGACGATGGCCTAACCTGGTCTAGTAGTATCGTAGGTGGGTTTACAAAAGAGACTGCGTATTTTAACACGGAGAATCCAGGGATATGGGTTGCAACTGGATCCAGTGGATATAAGAGTTTCGATAATGTAGCCTCCTCTTCAGACCCTATCTTTACAACGGATACAGAAACGATCAAGTATTCATACGACCAAGGGCAAACTTGGTCCAACGCAATTGGAGCATTTAATATGTTTGGATATGAAGTCATCTATGCAAGTAACACATGGGTTGTAACAGGTGTAGATGCTACTATTGTTTCGGGTAACACAATCTATACACTCAAGTTAAAATACTCAACCGATGGAATCAATTGGAATAACGCAACTCCTTTCACATTCGACATATCGTCCAGTCTTCCATTCACTGCTCCATTACCGCTAGGTTCTATGAACTACGATGGTTCAAATTGGAATGTGTTTCGTACAGACCTTTCAGGAAGCTCGCCTAAATTGTATAGTACTACATCCATTTCTAATCCTACAAGTGGATGGACTAACACGACGGTTTCTTCATTACCGTCCAACGCAAGTCGGGTCATTTCCTATACACGTCCTCAATACCTTCGTACAACGGGCACAGACTCTCCAAATCTTGCGATCACACTTTCATTTAACCTTGGAGTTGGAGAAGGACCATTGATTACTTCGCCCAGCCTTCGGTCCTTTTTGGTGTATCAGTACATCCCAGTCTCTATCCAACTCGCAGCGGCCCATGTAAGCGGAAATGTATATTTCTTCATAACGAATGCAGAACTTCCACCAGGTCTTACCTTCAATCCGTTGACAAACGTTATCAGTGGAAAGCCAGCACAAATTGGAAACTATACAACACGAGTCTTTGCACAGGATGCATCTGGAATTACCGTGGATTCATTTGACTTTACAGTGAACGTGCCTAAACTTCTTCGTAAACAGGACGGAGCAGGAGCCTATACTTCTTTACTGAAACAGTATACCGAAGTCTTGGCGGCTCAAAGTGGACGCGATCAACGCATGCTTCCAAACCAAGAAAGACGGTTGGGAGAATTCATGTCTCCAGTACCTGCTACCGTAATCACGCAACCATTCAGTACAGATTGCACAACATGTCCTCCGGTTGGAACCAATGTAACCGATGTGTCTGGAGGTGGAGTGTTCGAGTTAAGCCTTGGAGCCTTTACAACGGTGACTACATTCATCGACGCAAGTGGAGAGGAAGTCTTTGACGCTGGAAGTGCTTAAGCAATTCTATGTGTATACTACAATGGCGGCAAACCAAGCACTTTTAAGGCGGATTCAACTTCGTCGTGATACTGTGGACCGTTGGTCTGCATTGAATCCCGTTCTCGCAGAAGGAGAAATTGGATACGAAACTACAGGATCCAATCGTATCAAAATTGGTAATGGTGTTACAGGATGGAACAGTATTCCATATTTCAACGTAGGACCCACGGGTAAACAAGGACCCACTGGACCTACCGGTAATACAGGTAACACCGGCAATACTGGCAACACAGGACCTCCATTCATGACGATTCAAAATCTATTAAGCACTCGAGTCATCACAGGTCTTACCAATAAAAATAATGAATTGTATGCGAATCCCAACCTTACATTCAATGGATCCAATCTAACCGTGATAGGCAATGCATTTGCGTCGTCCTTTCGAGCTCAAGGAGGGGTTAGTGCACCTGCATTCACGGATGTATCGGATACAACGTCTGGAGTGTATTTTCCTAGCACGTACACGGTTGGAGTCTCGACCAATCAGGCTGAACGTGTTCGAGTAGACCTTTCTGGAGTCAGACTCACGAGTGGAACGATTCGTAATTTGAATGGTAGTGCAACTGCCCCTACCTATACCTTTACGAGTGATCTCAGTGCGGGTCTCTATCGACCGGCTACGAACAAACTCGGAGTGGTGACGGCTGGACTTGAACGAATGACCATAGACGCAAGTGGACAGGTCGGAATCAACCGAACAGCTCCTTCAAGCTTGTTGGACGTCAATGGAACCGCATTGATTTCAAATCTAGTTGTAACGACGGATGCGTCGATCAACCGACTTCTCAAAGTACCGAATGCAACGATTACGAGTAACCTTGCGACTTCAACCGTAACGGCTACGTCCGACATTTCATCGGCTACAACCTTGTTTGGGTTGAACTCTGTGATTACAAGCAATGTCAGGGCTGCATCGATGACCGTACAGAACGACATTTCATCCACTGGACGAGTTTGGGCGAATAACATGTCAGTCGTCAACAAACTTTCAACTGCGATTGTCGCAGCGAGTTCGGATGTGTCTGTGAACGGAATGGTTCGTGCTCCAACTCTGTTTGCGATTTCGGATGTGTCGGTCAATTCATTCATTCGTTTAGGAGGAACTCTTCGATCACAAATAGGAAGTGCATCTGCGCCTCCCTATACGTTTACGGCAGATCTATCAACGGGTTGGTTCAGTCCTGCTACAAATACAGTTGCATGGACTACCTCTGGACTCGAACGAATGCGAATCCAACCCAATGGAAATGTAGGAATTGGTACAACCACTCCCAGTGTATTGTTTGACGTAAGTGGAGCTATCAAGACATTCACCTTAACGGCTACATCCGATATTTCATCCTCTACACGATTGTATGGTGCGAACGCGACTATCGCTAGTAATATTGGCACTTCGACCTTGACGGCTACGTCGGATGTTTCATCGTCTGCGCGAATCTGGGCTGCAAATGCAACCATCGCGAGTAACTTGGTAATCAGTGGAGATATTTCAGCTTCACCATTTTCCTATTTAAGGACTGGATATGGCGAGTTTAGTCAATATGTTACAGTTGCCGGAAGCCTTCAAGCGAGTAGTGGTACCTCTCTCCTAGGAAGAGTAGGAGTAGGCAAATCATCATCGGGTAGTTATTGGCTCGATGTTTCTGGAAATGTCAATATCACAGGCGCAACAGCCATTAGTAACACTGCGAATGTAACAAGTAATTTGACGGTCGGTGGAACTGCCAACATCACAGGCGCAACAACCATCAGTAATACTACAACAATCACAGGCGCAACAACCATCAGTAATACTACAACAATCACAGGTGCGACAACCATCAGTAATACTGCAGCAATCACAGGTGTAATGACTGTGAGTAATGATGCGACGATTATGAGTAATTTAACGGTGAGTAATACGATTCGTACTGCGAATGGCACGAATTCTGCACCTACCCACACATTTACGAGCGATGTGTCCTCTGGAATGTATCTACCTGCAGTGAGTAACATGGCATGGACTACAGCTGGAGTTGAACGAATACGAATCGACTCGAACGGAAATGTAGGTATTGGGAGATCGGATCCAACCTTTAGACTTGATGTGAGTGGAACTGCTAGGACTAGTAGTAATTTGACAGTGGGTGGAACATTGAATTGCGGTGCGATCACCTCAACGGGTGCACTTGCGTTAGCTGCGAATTCAATCACTTCTGGAACTCATAATCCAAGTGCGGATAATACGTATACGTTGGGAGCAGTTGGAACACGATGGGCAAATGTACATGCGACAAATTTCACTGGCACGTTCACTGGAAACATCACAGGTAGTTCAACTTCATGCACGGGTAATTCGGCTACAGCCACACTGGCTACAAACGCACAAGGACTAACTGGAAGTCCTAATATTACTGTAGGGACTTTGTCAGCTACCTCTGCGACCATTCCTACTATATACCACGGAAGTGGTGTGAATTTGTATAATCAAATGATGCTTGGCTACTTAATTGATTGGGGTGGTAGTGACACAGGTCCGTTATGGCACACAGGCGGAGCCACAAAAGGTGTAGCTATGTTTCCCAATCGTGCAAATAGCGTGTTTTTAGCACCGCGCGTGTTTTGTCGTTTATGGCACTTTAATGGGTCGTTATATCAAGACATTACGAATACTAGTTATACAGATTGGGTTGGTGTAGAGACGGTGACATACGGAGACGCTATAAATCAATTTATACTTTACTTTGTATAAATTATATATAAATGAGTCTCGTGGGGTGTGTACTACATACGTTTGGTGTGTATAGTGTTGGACTTAGTTCTATGGATGAACCTCAATCGATGCAAGAGTTACTCGAAAAATTCACGTTCGAGATGCCTACACCTCCCTTTACATGGGAAGAGTATTGTGCAAAGCGTGATGAAATCCGTCTATCCAGAGCAATATTGTATATTCGTATAAAACGCGAGAAAGAGTTGGCTGCAACTGACTGGGTTGAAACACCTAGAAATCAAGAAACTCTTGCCAATCTAGATGAATGGTTAGCTTATCGTCAAGCACTTCGAGACGTTCCAAATAACCTAACCTTATCAGATGTAACATGGCATCATGGAAGATTAACATGTCCTCCATTTGATTCATTGACACGACCGTCGGTCATCCGAAAGTAAAAAGGGGTAAGGGTTGAGTGAAGTTACTCCATCTTCATCTCGGTAAAGGCAGCCATTCCAACAGTTCCGACTGCCTTGTAATTAGTCCACTCTTGTGTGGCTTGATCAAACACTCCTTCACCCTCGTAGACTCGATTGGTCTCGGGGTTGACGAAGTAGGCCTTGCCGTTGAAGTCTACCTCTGTGAGCTCTGTAAGGACCTTACCATCGGAGCGTGACGCTACGAAGTCGGCTACATGAGCTTCTGTGGTCTTGGCGTGGAACTCCTCGTTGGAGAGGCTGTTGAC